CCCTACACTTAGAACGACATCAGGCAATGATTGACCGAACTGCACAAGCCACCATGCTCTCTGTCAAAGAGTATGTGGAAAATGGATTGAAGGAAATAATTGAAGATGAGGAGTCGAATGTTAATGCCAAAGTGTCTGCGTTATCTTGGCTCGGAAAATCTGTTGCAATGTTTACAGACAAAGTTGAGTCTACTGACGAAAATAAATCTGTCCAAGAACTAGAGGAAGAACTCAGACGCAAGTTAGGTTTAACTGACTAACACTAGCAAGCGAATACCAACCCCTGAAAATAAAACTTGGATTTCCTGAGATTAATTAAGGTTAATTATCACACGATTTTACAGCACCCCAACCCCCTAGATACATAACGATTACAGGATTATCATATACACAGTGATTTGCTCAAATAATACTATTGATTTCACTAATTAGCTGCTAAAAACATTAAACCTATTAAAACTAAAGCTAATAAAATACCTGGTAAACTAAAATTTCTTTTAGATTCAACACTTTGCAGTAATTCTTTGTCTTTTTTAGCTAATTCTTGCAATATTTGGTTGTTAGGTTTTTCATATGCTTCATTAATATCAGGAGTATTTGGATTATCCTTGATGTAATGGCCTTTTTTATTACGAGCTCTCTTTAAATTTGTCTTTTTTGCTGCTTTTTTCTTAACAGTCTTAGTTTTTTTTGTTTTTTCTACCATTTTTTCCTCCGCTGGTAATTTGTTTTAAGGATTTCAACCCTTTTTTTTCAGGATTTTAGGTAAACAATCCCTTATCCTCAGAAATTTTACTTTTTTAGTGGTATTATCGAAACCCCCTCTGGTATAATACTAGATACTAGGTATTATCTAGTATAGATAAATAACAGTATAGAATCTACTAGGTAGATTCTAACTAGTATATATCTAAGTATATACTCTTGTGAAAGTTTTTGCAAGTAAATGGTTTCGCTGGTATTTCGATACCCATGCTCCATACTTTATGGGTTAGACATGATGATTCGAAATAAGGCGAGGAAGTCCTAAACGCCCTCCCTAGTTTAGGGCTTCCAAATAATTAAAAACAATGCTATGTTTTTATTAACAAGGGAGAATTTAATGAAAGATAAAAACTATAGAGGCAAGAGGTCACATACTGCCCAAAAAAGACCATGGTTAAGAGAAATGTTTCCAGAACTATATCCAGGTAGTGGTAAAAAATCAGCTAGAAAGAAGAAAAAACAACAAGCAAAAGCTGAAAAACTAACACACAACAATCAAGTTTTTGAAGTAAGAGGTAATTTCTTAGTTGGTGAGGTAGATGGTAAAACATAAGGAAGAATATAAAAAGATTGCACGCTGGAAGTATGAGCTACACGCTTATAGAAAAGCTAAGAAAGCTAAAGTAACTATGCCAACTTACAATTTTACGAAGGATAAAGATGATGAAGGAAACTAAAGAACTAACAATTACTTTTAATCACGATCATAAAGCTACTTACATTTTAGTTAATGTTAATGGCGAATATCATAAAAAATACTTAACAGAGCAACAACATGGAAATATATTACAGGGATGTGTTTCATCTTATTTTCAAAAAAGGTCTATCGCTTTGTTAAATGATGCTGTAAAGTTAGAAAAAGATTCTGAAGAACTATTGGAGAAATCAGAAAAACTATTGGAAGTAGCAAAAAGTTTATAATGGCAGAAAGAAAAAAAGAAAAACCAATAAGAAAAACTACTAAAGGCAAAGGTGCTAATTATAGACCTACTAAATCTGGTGCTGGAATGACAGCAAAAGGAGTAAAGGAATATCGTAAAAAAAATCCTGGCTCTAAATTAAAAACTGCTGTTACTGGTAAAGTTAAGAAAGGTAGTAAAGCTGCAAAAAGAAGAAAAAGTTATTGTGCTAGGTCATTAGGTCAATTAAAAAGAAGTAGTGCTAAAACTAGAAACGATCCTAACTCAAGGATAAGACAAGCAAGAAGAAGGTGGAAATGTTAATAAAAGGAGATAATTATGAAAAAATCTAAAGGTAAAGCTCGTAGAATGATGGGTGGCAAATCTGTTAAAGGAAAACCGAGAGGTGGAGTTACTCGCATGAAAGCTGGCAAAAAAGTTAAAGGTAAAATGAGAGGCGGCAAAAGATAAATAAAATTAGGGAGGTTTTATGTCTTATCTAATATCTAATATTCCATACTTTAAAGTGTGGGTAAGAAAAGAGTTTACGGCTAATCACGAGAAATATCATGGAGAGTTTATTCATGGATTAGCTGTAGCAGTTAATTGCATTCCAGATAGGTCATTATCATTTCAAGTAATTTTTACAGGTTGTGAAGACATGGACAATAATGTTCATGGTGGTGCTATGTGGGCTAGAATGCCAATACAAGGAATGGTAGCAGATATTCCTGTAGAAGAATGGCCTGACAGAATGGAAAATCATTTATGTCAACCTTGGGATTGCATGTCACATCATCATTCAGTTGTATCAATAGACAGAGCATCATCATCACCTTGGTATGCAAAAATAGATGGTGAGTTTTATATGGCTAAATATATTTTTACTGTTGATTACACCGAGCATGAAATAGCTGATAGCCCGGATCAACATAAACAAAGTCATGTATTATATTTAACTGAAGGTCAATGGAAAGGAAATGTTGTTGCTTTGCCAAATAATAGGGTAAGGGTTACTAATCCTGCGTTATGGGTTACAGGAGAAGGTGCTCCTGATTTTATGCCTAGTCAAGAAATACACAGCAGTGAAGAACATGAAAGTTATACTGATCCTAATATAACCTTTAACAATTTATATAAATAAGGTAATGTAAAAAAATGGCCACAAAGAAAAAAACAAAAAAGAAAACTAAATCTCGTGTTAATGAAGCAGGTAATTACACTAAACCTTCTATGAGAAAAAGTTTATTTAATAAAATAAAAGCTGGAACTAAAGGTGGTAAAGCAGGTCAATGGTCTGCTAGAAAAGCACAAATGCTTGCTAAACAATACAAATCAAAAGGTGGTGGCTATAAATAATGGCACTTAAAAAAACACAAAAATCTTTAAAAAGATGGGGTAAACAAAAATGGAGAACCCCTAGTGGAAAAAAGTCATCTGAGACTGGAGAAGTATATGCACCTTCTTCTACTATTAAAAAATTAAAATCTACTGCAAAAGGAAGAGCTAAACTTTCAAGAGCAAACAAAAAGAAAAGAGAAGCTACATCTAAAGGTAAACAACATGCTAGACATGGGTTACATAAAGGTAAAAAAAGATAATGGCTAGAAATTACAAAAAAGAATATAAAAATTATCAAGGAACAGATAAACAAAAAAAAAGAAGAGCAGCAAGAAATACAGCTAGGAATAGAGCATTAAAGAGTGGTAAAGTTCGTAAAGGTGATGGTAAAGATATTCATCATAGAGACGGAAACCCTAAAAACAATTCAAAAAAGAACCTAGCTGTTACATCTAAAAGAAATAATAGGTCTTTTCCAAGAAACAAAAAAGCAGGAAAAAAATGACTCTGGATATATCTTCTTCTGATGTTTTAGACAATCTGTCTACTTACGCACCTGCAAAACAAAAAGAAATACTTGAGATTCTTCATAACTTAGAAGACGCTAAAAATAGAGAAAAATGTCAGGAAAAGTATCTTCCTTTTGTAAAACATATGTGGCCAGCTTTTATTAATGGTAATCACCATAAAATTATGGCAGATGCTTTTCAGGATGTTGTTGATGGCAAATTAAAAAGATTAATTATTAATATGCCTCCTCGACATACCAAGTCTGAGTTTGCTAGTTATCTTTTACCTGCTTGGTTTTTAGGTAAATTTCCCGAAAAGAAAGTAATTCAAACAGCCCATACAGCAGAACTAGCTGTAGGTTTTGGTCGTAAAGTCAGAAATTTAGTTGGAGATAAAGATTTTCAAGGTGTATTTGGAGATGTAAAATTACAATCAGACAGTAAAGCAGCTGGTAGGTGGAACACAAATAAAGGTGGAGAATATTTTGCTATTGGTGTTGGTGGTGCTGTTACTGGTAAAGGTGCTGATTTATTAATTATTGATGACCCTCATTCAGAGCAAGAAGGTGCTTCTGCTGATGTTAATGTTTTTAACAAAACCTATGAATGGTATACTTCTGGTCCAAGACAAAGATTGCAGCCAGGTGGTGCTATTGTTATAGTTATGACCAGATGGCACGACAGAGATTTAACTGGTCAAATTGTAGATGCTAGTATCAAAAGAGGTGGCTCTGATGAATGGAAGGTAATTGAACTTCCTGCAATTATGCCTTCAGGAAATCCTTTATGGCCAGAATTTTGGAAAATAGAAGAGCTTGAAGCATTAAAAGCAGAACTTCCTGTTTCTAAATGGTCTGCACAATATCAACAAAACCCTAGCTCAGAAGAAGGTGCTTTGGTTAAAAGAGAATGGTGGCAAATTTGGGAACATGAATCCCCACCTAAATGTCAGTTTATTATTCAATCTTGGGATACAGCATTTTTAAAAACACAAAGAGCTGACTACTCGGCTTGTACTACATGGGGTGTATTTTATGCCGAAGATGAATTTGATGGCGTGATGACACCACAATTAATTCTTCTTGACGCATACAAAGAAAGATTAGAGTTTCCTGAACTAAAAGCAAAAGCAATGGAAATGTATAAAAATTATCAACCTGATGCTTTTATTGTTGAGGCTAAAGCAGCAGGTACTCCATTAATATTTGAGTTGCGTTCTATGGGTATCCCAGTTTCAGAGTATACACCAAGCAGAGGAAATGATAAGATAGCTCGTGTGAATGCAGTTGCAGACTTATTCGCTTCTGGTATAGTATGGTGTCCAGAAACAAGATGGGCAGAAGAAGTTGTTGAAGAATTTGCAGCTTTTCCAAATGCAGAACATGATGACCTTGTTGACAGCAGTACGCAAGCGTTAATAAGGTTTAGACAAGGTGGTTTTGTTAGTCTATTTAGTGATGAAGTAGAAGAACCATTTAACGAAAGAAAAAGAGCTGATTATTATTAAGGATAAAAAATGGCTATAGAAAAAGGAATTGTTGTAGAAGAATCAAAACCACAAAGTGTAAATGGTGAGGCTATAGAGATAGAAATAGTAAACCCTGAATCAGTTGGAATAGAAACTGAAGATGGGGGAATGGAAATTAGTTTTGAAGAAACAAGTGGTTTAGAATCTGGTTTTGGAGAAAATTTAGCAGAATTATTAGATGATACTGAATTAGATATACTAGGTAATGATATTGTAGATAATTTTAATTCAGACAAAGAATCAAGAGCAGATTGGGAAGAAACATATGTAAAAGGTTTAGACCAGTTAGGTCTTACTGTTGATGAAAGAACAGAACCATGGCCCGGAGCTTGTGGTGTATTTCATCCACTTTTATCTGAAGCAGTTATAAGGTTTCAATCACAAGCTATATCAGAAATATTTCCAGCAGAAGGCCCAGTAAAAACTAAAATTGTTGGAACTGTTAACATAGAAAAAGAAAAACAAGCTAATAGAATACAAGAGTATATGAATTATCTATTAACTGAAAAGATGGTTGAATATAGAACCGAAACTGAAAAGCTCCTATTCTCTCTCCCCCTTGCAGGATCGGCTTTTCGTAAAGTGTACTATGATTCAAACATGGGGAGACCTTGCTCTATATTTGTTCCAGCAGAAGATT